AACATATGAACAGTAAAGATGATTCTAATTACATTGGAAAATTTAAGAAATTTAATACAAATAGTGATTTATACCGTAATGAGTCTTTTGGAGCTGTGTACCCGGAGTTTGCAGAATGGTACAGAAATATCTAGGCTTAAAGCATGAATACGGTAAAATAGATTGTATCAGTTTAATAAGAAAGTTTTATTTTCAAGAATTACAACTAGACTTTCCATTACCTCAATACCCCCACTCAAGAGTTTGGCTAAAGCAATTTTCTACTCAAAACGTAGATCAATGGGCTTCGACATGTGCTGTAAAAGTTAAATTGACAGCAGCTGAAAACTATGATGTAATAGCTTTTAAGTCTATTAGTTCAAATTTAATTATACATTTTGGATTATTTTTAGCACCAACACAAATGCTTCACATAGAGGAGGGGGGAGTCTCACGTGTTGAAACTTTATCCGATTATTGGGTAGAGCGAATACACTCCTTATATCGCCATGAGTCTATGGTATAATAATTATATAAATATTCCCTACAAACTATTCGGAACTGATCCCAAAAATGGGATGGATTGTTTTAACCTGATTCGTTATGTGTACGAAAAAGAACTAAACATAGTAATACCTTATGTTAGTAGTGATTTTTTGAAAATTGTTGATGATAGATGGTTTGAAAAAACTCATGAACAACACATAATAAATGCTTCAAAAAATGGTGATTGGGTTGAAGTTGATAGTTTAAAAACTTATGATTTAATTTTGATGTGTTTAGGCTCTACAAATGTAGTTAATCATGTCGCAATGTCTGTTGGTGAAAATAAAATATTACAAATGATTGAGAACCGACCTAGTGGTATTTCTGACTACCACCGATATTTTCAACAGTACACTATTAAGAAGGTAAGATGGAAAAATTTAGAAAATTAAAAGATGATATGAATAATCATGCTTTGAGAGATTACCCACTTGAAGCTGTAGGTATTATTACTAAAGATTTTAAGTATATTCCTTGTAAGAATATAAGTGAGTTACCAAAAGAAACTTTTTATTTAGATCCCGCAGATTTAGTTAGGCATGACGGTAATATATGGGGTATTTTTCATTCTCATCCTGGGTCAGATAACCCAATTCCGAGTGAAGAAGACAAAATTGGAGCAGCATTCCAAGAGTATAAATTTTTGGTTGGATTCAATAATAAATTTTACATATACTGGTATAATGAAAATATAGACGCACTTATTTTTGATGATTTTGAGGAGAAGCATTGCTCGTAACTATAAATATTCATTCTGCTTTTAAGAATCTATTTTCTAATTTACAATTGAAAGCAGATATTAATAAATATGCAGATATACCCTACTATCTCGGATCATTGCACCCTCACTTCAAAAACTATGTAAAGGCAATAGATAATGGAGAATGTTTTGAAGGTTATGCGCTTTTAGATTCAAACTTAAATCCTATAAAGGATCAAGATTTATTTATAAAAGCTGCCAAGCAAGATGATGTATTTTATGTAGTACCTTCAATTGTAGGTGGTGGAGGTAAAAGAGGTAATATGTTATTGCTTGCTGCCTTAGCCATAGCTGCTCCAGGTATTGGTTCTATGATAGGAGGCGGTACATTTTTAGGCGGATATGGAGCAGTAGGAACTAGTATTGCTTCTACTGTTGGTATGGCTGCTCCCACTGCAGGTACTGGTGCTGCTTTGAGTATAGGTCAGGCTGTTGGTATTAATGCTGGTCTTGCGTTAGTTACCTCCTATTTTACATCCAAACCTGATGACATAAGACAGACAGATCAGGCAGTTAGAGCTAATAATATGTTTGGAGGACTACAAAATACAATTGATAGTGGTACTCCAATTCCTTTAATTTATGGTATGCATAGACTTACAGGACAACTTATTAGTGGGTACTTAGATACAGTAGATCATGGGCGCGACGATGTTATTACTGTTGAATCGAGGTTCAGTACATGAGAAGATATTTTACAGATTATGATAATAAAAAAGTACCAGTCATTAAAGGGGCATTTGGTGGTAGCAGTGGAGGCAATCAGGGATTTAATGAAGATCCTAATTCCTTATTTTCCACTGATATATTGTTCGTTCTCACAGCCCTTGGTGAAGGTCCTTTATATCGTATCAATCCTAACGGACCGCAAGATATTGAGATCACCGAAAACTCAATCAATGATTTAATTAAGATAGATGGAGATGGTACTGAGAATACTGATCTCTTTAAAACCTTATCCAGAACTGGTACTATAAATCAAACCGTTTTACGTCAGTTTGGCCAACAAACAGTAACACCTCAGCAATTAGCTTCACCTGTCACCTTAAAGAAGGGTAATATTGCTGGAGTACCTGTCTCTAAACTTCTGCTTCAAGAAACTAGTGCTAGAGCGTGGGATGAAGTTAATGTAATTTTAGTGGTGCAAGCCCTTTTTAAACAAGCAGATAACGGAGATATCAAAGCTCATTCAACAAATGTTCGCATAACCTTTTATAACTATAATGGTACTACTCAGATAGGCGTTGTTGATTCAGAAATTAAAGGTAAGACTAATACTCCTTATAAAAAGATAGTTAAATTTGCGATTCCTGAAGATTCTAAAGATGATCGAGGTTATAGATTTACTGTAGAAAAAACCTCCGACGAATCAGATAGTTCTAAAATAAGTGCAACTGTTCAGGTTGTTGGTTGGTTCGAGGTAGAAAATACTCCGCAAGCATACCCACGCACAGGACTAGTTGGATACGCTATTAAATCTGCTAATGAACATTCAGGCGGTGTTCCTACTATGAGTTCTTTAGTAAAAGGTCTTATTGTCAAAGTTCCTTCTAATTATAATCAACCAGCTTTACCAGATGGACAAATAGATTGGAGACAGTTAGAATTACCGGAGAGTGGTACTTACGGATATACTACAAACGGATATCAAACACAAAAATCAATTATTGACTATCAAACTACTAATGGAACTGGGTCCTCTAGTGATTTGTTTGGGCTAGGCTTAGATTTAGCAGTTACTGGAAGCAATCCTTACACGCTTACATTTACAAATAATAATACTAGCGGATTATCTGCAGAGATTGGTGTAAATACTACAGGATTAGGCTCCACGCTAACTAATGTTAGTGCTTCGGCTTCAGACTTAACCATAACCACTTATACTGATTATAGAGCTGCCTATCCTCAATATATTACTAGACCTTCTATAAACACTAATGGTAGATTATTTAACGTATTACTATGGGGTGATAATGGTGGATCAGGTATATTTGATGGTTCATTCAAAGTTTCACATGCAGGTACTTATAATTATAAGGTTGCATACTATATCCAACAAGCAACAAAAACAGCAACTTTTCAGTTTTATGTAAATGGATCATTAATAAATACTCATTCTATTAATACTGGTGATCGTTGGGTAAACGAAGACGGATCACTAGTTTTAGAGGCTGGAGACGTAGTAAGAATAAATATGACAATACCTTCTCAGGGTTGGGCTGGTGGTAGTGTTAATTTTGGCGCAGATACACCAAATAATTCTACTCTAACTTCATACTCTACAGCTATTACAGAACCTGTTGTAGTTGCAAATGGAGATTCCTATGTAATTTCAAACGCTCTTGCTTCTAATGCGTGGTTGTTACAAGCGGGAGTATTTGATCCACTTGCTGATCCCACAATAAAAACATTTCTTAATCCTCAGATTTATGTAGGCACTTGGGATGGTACTTTTGTGTATTCTTGGACGCAAAATCCTGTTTGGATTATCTACGATATTCTAACTAATGCAACTTATGGATTAGGCATACCCGAAGAAAACATTGATAAGTATAAATTTTATCAAGTCGCTCAATACTGTGATGCATGCGATGCTATTACAGGTAGGTTTATAGGGGTAGATGGGCAAGCAGACGGATCTTTTAGACATAAGCCTCGTGGACAATTTACTTCAGTTAGACAAGTTTTAGAAGGTATACCTATTGGGACTGCTATAAAAGAAAGAAGATTTATTTGTGATACTATTATATCTGACCAAAGACAAACAATGGAAGTACTTAACTCTATTGCAGCATCGTTCAGAGGTACTATAGTTCACTCTTTTGGTAAGATATCTCTTGCAGTAGATCAGCCTGACCAATTACCTGTTATGGTTTTTAATGAAACTAATATTAAATCTGGTTCTTTTCAGATAAGTGGCGGTAGAGAAAGTGATGTTATTACCGGTGTTGAGGTAAGTTATATTGAGCCTACTAACCACTATAAAAGAGAAACTGTAAGAATTGACACAGTAGATGCTAATGATGGTTCCGACAGAAGTACTATTGAAAATATATTAAACCTTGATTTAGCAGGAGTTACTAGACGAAGCCAAGCTTTAAGATTTGCTCAATATCAAATTGCTGCATCTAGATATCTGCGCCGAGTAGTTTCTTTTACTACTTCTACAGAAGCTTTAAACTTAGCTCCAGGAGATATCATTTCTGTTTCACAGAATATGACTGGCATAAACTATGGTTTTGGAGGTAAAATAGTTGCAGACTCTGTAACAGATTCTGGTGAATCTCATGTCTACTTAGAACATTTTACTTCTCCTACTCTATCTAATTCAACTTTTACTGCTAATACTAATCCTATAGCTCTAAGAGTTATCAAATCAGAGTCTGATCGAGTTGATTTATATATTTTAAGTAATTCTACTTTTACCCTTACATCTACAGACAATGTAAGTACTGGGTTTGATGAGGCAAATGTTACGGTAGTAGCTAGATACAATCCTATAACTAAAACACTTGATTCTTATTCAACTTTTGACGCAAATAATGCACCGTCAAGAGGAGATTTATGGTCTATAGGTGAGTGGGATAATCCAGGCAACTTTTATACTAATAAAGCAGGCAAGTTATTTACAGTAGCTGAAATTGAGAGAGAAACTCAAGACGAAGAAATTAACATTGTAGCAAAAGAGTATGTTTCAAACGTCTATGTAGATTCAGATACTTTTATTGATTATACTCCTACTGCTTATACAGATATTGAGAGTGGTTACTCACAACCTCCAGTACCATTAATCAACCTAAGAAACGCTACTCGTAGACTACAAGATGGTTCTATTGTAAATGATATCTTAATTGATAACCAAACAGATAGACTGGGATATCAACAAGCTTTTTCAACTCAATATTTTGTTTCGCAACCTCTCTCATCTACGTTAATTAACAATACTCATCAAAGTGTTCTTACTCTTACAGTAGATAACGCTGCTGCGTTAGCTAATAATGCTTTGAACTCTACAATTACTGGAAAAAATGGCTTTTCTAGTTTTGTTGGAGAAATTAAACTACTGTGTAATGCTTATGCTGCTGTTGACAATGGAGACGGAACCTCGAATGTACGATTTACAGTTGAAGGATTAAATGTAGCACACGATGTGAACTTTAATAAACATGTGTTAGAAGTAAATGACGGTTCTTTCTTAGGCTTAAAAGGATTTGATCAAATAACTATTCCTTTAAAAGAAAAAACAGATGTAAACAGCTTACGTAATTTTATTGCGTATGCTCCTGACACAGTAGCAGTTTCAGCAAATATCACGACTTTTGATAAAACAGTAGATACGATTGATGTCTTAAACGAGCTATCAAATGGATCAAATCTTGTAGATGTTTTACCTGCGGCTCCATTTTATGTTACTATTAATCAGTTATTAGATTCCCGTTTTTACTCTAACAATTCTTTTTATGTAAATGGTTCATTAAAACAAATTAACTTACAAAATACAATTACTGCTAGTTCTGGTACCACTCAATATATAGATCTACCTGTTAGAGTTAGAAAGCAGACCGATATTAGACTATATGTTGACGGCATTGAAAAATCTACAGGCCAGTTTTCTCTGAATAAAAATTCAACATATAGAGATAATGTAGCATACGCAGTTCAAAGCGGTGATACTGAGTATAAAGTAGAAATTGATCACTACACTGTTCCTGCTATAGAAATTGGAGATAATGTATCCGTAGAAGCAGGTAATACTTTTGCTGTGATTAATACCAGCTACGATCCTATTTCTGCGGCATATAATGCAGCACTAACAGCTAATTCTATATATAGAATTCAACTTGAAACTGTGCCTTTATCTAACTTAACATCATCAACCTTTACTAATGTATCTCCTAATCCTGTAGGAATTTTAAATAATATATCAGCTAATACCTGTACGTTTGATTATGACGAAAGCGTATATCCTGGGAACCTTAGATTAGGAAATAACGGTATTTACACTTTACAAGTTAGCGCTGATTATGATCGAGTATTTTTAACTGAAGATCAGGTGCTTAGAAACGTACCAGCAGGATTTACTAGCATACGTGCAAGAAATATAAATCCCTTAAAACGTACTAGTCCGTATGTTGAGAAAAATATACTTATAGCACCTCTACCTATTAGAAAAGTTACTGGAGTGCAAATAACCGAATCTTTATATCGAGAACAAAGTTCTGGTGTAGCGGTTAGAACTACTCTTGCTTTCGATCATATTACAGGACAAGAAGTTACAGACTATGAAATTTCTTATCGCCTAGATAATATTGATAGTGTTGGTACAGATAATGGAGGAAGTGATCTATTATCCTTTAATACTGCTAAGATTAGTGCATCAGGAGTAGAATCAGATGGTAAAATAAGATTTACTGTTTCAGGCATTAATAGAGGTCTTACTTCAGAAACTAACTCTATTACTTTTAGAATAACTCCTTTAAATAAAAATATTAGAGGTATTACCACTATAGAATCTAAATCTATTATCGGAAAAACATCTCCTCCAGATAACGTATATAATTTTAGAGGGGCACAGTCAACAGATCAAATCAGTCTTTTCTGGGAATATGAAAGAGTGAACGACGAACTCAAAGATCTTGACCTTAAAGAAGTTGTGATACGCAGAATTGTAGGTTCAGTAGCAGCAACAGTTGAAAACTTTATTTTAGCAGTTCCGTTTGTTACAGTTGCAGGAGCAGAACAACGTATTACAGTGCCTATTGATATTTATGGTACTTATACTTATTTGGTTCGTACACGAGATACAAGCGGTAACTTAAGCGAAGACGTAACAGCAATAACATTAAACACAGTTAAGCCAAAAAATACTAATGTTGTAGCTGCATACAATGAAGACTCTCCTTCAGTAGACTTTACAGATATTCCAAATAATAATTCAACTGAGACTAACTTTCCTTCTTTTGCTAATTCTAATACTGGTGGCTTATCATATTCTTATACCTCTTTAGTAGATAATGCAAACGGTACTTCTTCAGGATTTTCAGCTATTGCAGGTTCTCCTACTGATCTGCTGGCTGATGATACTGCTACATATATAACACAAATACGTGATTTTGGTTCAGTAGTTACAGGAACTGTTCAGGTAGAAATAGATGGTACTCAAGTTATTGAGTCAACTTGGAACGATCAACATGAGCATATTATCGAAAGTGTTACTGAAGTGGGGGAGCCTACTAATAATGTATTAGTTGACTCTTCTTTTGGTGGTATTGGTCACATTATTGGTTTTGCTAATGCTACTGCTCTCAATTTCCGTTATGATGCAAATAACCAAACTCGTATGAGTGGAGGAATTGCTGGAAATGTATATGCAATTCACATGCACGGAAACTTTACAAATGACGAAGCTAATGCTAACGTAACAGCTTTGATTGCTGGAGTTATTAATGCTAATGCTATTGCGTTAGGAGAAACATACTGGGCTAACGGCGACTCAACAGGTGGCAATACAATGGCTAACTTAGCTGTTGCTGGTTCTTCTTATTATCTCATTGATATGAAACAATATAACGATTTTGGAGCAGCTGAGACTTATCAAGGAGATATAGGAAAACTTACTACACAAACATTTATTAGAACTTCTAGCGCTGATCCTTCTATCTTATATTTTGCAAACGGTAACGTAAACGTAGCTGCGTTTGATAGTTTTGCAGTTAACGATGGTTTTGGCGCTTATGAAGCAGGATCTAGAACTTTTAGACACTTCCAATTAAAATATGTAATAAACAATTTAGAGCCGGATCAATATGACTTTACAATTGATAAATTTAGGTATAGTATTAATAAAGAGATAACTCAATTTTCGGCTGTTGTTACATATGATGGATCTCCTAAATCAGTAGATTATTCAAGTAGTGGTTTTACCTATACACCAAATGTGAGTTTTCAAGTAATTCAAGCAGCGACTGCACAGACAGCTGTTGTTCCTACTATTAGTGAAACAGGACTTACTTTTACTCTTTGGGATAATGAAGCAGGTGCTTTAGTTCCTACAACGGCAGGGGTAAAAGTGCAAATAACAGCAGACGGAGTTTAAAATAAATGGCATTAGTAGATTCAAATACCTATATTGAACCAACTTCTGGTACATCTCTGAATGCTTCCAGAACACAGTTTAATAATTCTCTAAGATCTATTCTTACGAACTTTAGATCAACCTCCCCACCAGCTGGTACTAATATAACTGCATCTGGAGTAAATATTGGTGAGCAAGATGGTATGCTATTTAGAAGTGCAACTACTAATGCGCTTTACATTTCTGATTCCGTTCATGTAAAATCTTCTCCTGTTGGCGGCAACTTCACCCGTGTAGGTATTGGTAATAGGGTAGAAAACGGAATTACTGCTCTTGTAGCAAATATTGCGACTTATGAGATAGGTGAGCTTGTAGCTACTCCTTCTGCTTCTGGTGCTTTATCTGCTAATGCAAGACTCTATTTAATAACAGACAACTCAGCTGCTGCTTCTAGTTTTAAAGATATCGGTATTCCTCCAACAAACGGTTCTGTAACTAATACAATGATACAGCTTAGTTCTATCACTTCTGATAGGATTAAAAATGGGAACGTAACTCTTGCAAAAGCAGATTTTACTACAGGCTCAGGCGATGGCGCTTCTGGAGTAGCTGCTACCTTAAAGTTATCATCAGCAGCTGGATCTGACACTTCTTTAGGTTTTGGAACTCGCAACGCTGCAAACGTTGCCCTTGTGTGGATTGATAGCGCTACAGGACATACTGCTGGTTTGAATCTCTACGACCAGACTAATGCATATGCTCCAATGGCTTCAAATCTTGCTCTCCAGTCTGCAATTCAAGGAGGAACAACCGCTCCTGTTCCTATTGTACCTGCTGGTTCTATTATGGCTTGGAGTGGTTCTTCTGCTCCTTCTGGTTGGGTATTATGTGACGGAACTGCGATTTCAAGAACTACCTATGCAGCTTTGTTTGCAGTTGCTGGAACTGGCTATGGGGTTGGGGATGGTTCTACAACCTTTAATGTGCCTGATTTAAGAGACAGACTTCCTTTAGGTAAAGGAACAAATAACAGCACTTTAGGTACACAAACAGGTTCTATGCCTGCTTCTTCTGTATTAACAACATCTTCAAGCGGTTCTGGTGGATTAACACTTTCTTCTGATACCATTAATGATACTTTAGCTTCTGGCACAAAAGATGTGGCACAGATTTCATATTTAACTAATGTGACTCAAGCAGCCCATACTCACACAGTTACGGTACCAACCTCTGTAGTAAACTATATAATTAAAACGTAAAGGATTAAAAATGGAATACTTTAAATTTCATATCGATGAAGACGATGCAAAAACAGTTTATTGTGAATATCGTGATCTTTCTAAAGGTAAAAAATCACCTCTCATAGTTCGATCTTTTCCTCTTGATATAATCGGAGAGAAAGAATCAAAAATCTTTGAGATGGTTGAGGGTGATATCACAGACGTTTACTATGAAGAATTTAATGGAGAAATTAGAGCTTCTGAGGTAAAATGGTTTTTAGGTGATATAGAAAATAATTCTGATGAAAATGTTACTTGGATTAAAAACTTTGTTAAGTGTGCTTGCGTCAATGAGGATTATGACGATTTGATTGCGCCTCCATCAGTAGATCAACAAGTTGAGGACTTTATTAAAGAGTTTTTTGAAGATGATGTTGATAAACCCGCAGAACAAAAAGACTTTTTAGCAGAATTTTTCGCAGAGCTTGAAGAAGACTCTGAATAAGGATGTTTAGATGGCATTAACTCGTATTACAACTGGAACTATAAGTGCAAACGCAATTTCAGCAGAAAAGATGCAAAATGCAGCTATTCAAGCGCGCCATTTCCAAACTGGTACGATTACTTTAGATTTGATGGATGCAAATGCAAACGTTGCAGCAGCTGAGATACGTCTTAATGCTAATATTGATATAGTACAGAATAATGTAGCTTCTAATAGAGACTCAATCAACATTGTTCAATCAAACCTTGTTTTGGCTGAGGCAAATGTTGAATTAGTAAGCGCAAATCATATTGCTTTTGCCACCTATGCAAATACAAATCTAGATACTAAAGCTAACGTATCAGCCACATTTATCCAACTTGATGCTAATTTAGACGCAACTTCAACAAATGTTGGAGCTGTTATTGCAAACGCTACAGCTTTTGGAACATATGCAAATACTAATTTAGATACTAAAGCTAATGTGTCAGCTACTTACTTCTTAGCTCTTGCTAATGACTACGCTTCTTACACACGTCTCAACTCTAACTTAAATGTATTACAAGACAATATTAGTTCAATTATAGATGGTACGACCCAGTTTACTGGTCCTGTTACTATGCAGGATTCTCTTACAGTTCAAGGTAATGTTATCATTGTAGGTGCTCAGGTTGACCTTGGAATTGGTTCTGCACGAATCGATGACGCAACCATACTATTAGCCGCTAATACTCCTGCTGATGAAGGTTTAGCTACTGATGCAGGTGTTTTAATCAATCGTGGTGCTAACGATAACGTGTTCTTTGGTTTTGCTACCTATGGCGACCATATTGATTTTATCTTTACTGAAGCACCAGCTTCTAACGCTCAACACTATGCAACTGCCTACATCGATGTTCACGCTAACTCTTTTGGTACTGAAGGCGTTCACGATGCGACATTTACAGCACTTCATCATGCTGACCACCCAACAACAGGCATTTACTTCCCAGCAGGTGAAGGATCTATTGAGTTTTCATCAGGCGGGTCTGTTGTAGCTAATGTAGTATCTACAGGTATTATAGCTGATTCTATCACTTCTGGTACAGTAGAACTTCGAGCTAATGATTATGCTACTTACACTATTTTAAACGCTAATATTAATGTTGTTCAAGACAATGTTGCAACAAACGCTACAGATATTACAAATCTTGAAACTCGTAGAAACGATAATACTGTTCAAATTTTAGCTAATGTAGATTTAACCAATGATAATGCAGCTGCAATCCTAGCTAATCTTGATGCCTATGCATCTTATGGTAATACAAATTTTGATACAAAAGCTAATGTTTCAGCTACCTATATTCAGTTAAACGCTAATGTTAATTCGGTACAAGGCAATTTATCAACAGCACATACTAGCTTATCTGCAAATATCAATACAGTTCAGACAAATGTTGATGCAATTACAGGTGGTGGTACATTCCTTGCGCCGTTTATGAATGTTAATACTGCTTCAGGTACTTCAAACGTATTCTTTGTAGGTCGTAATATTGCAGCAGAGGCTAATGTTAACATGGTATTCTTAGATGGAGTTTCCCAGCCTAACACTGAATTTGTAGTCAATGCTGCTAATGATACAGTTCAGTTTACAGATGCCACAATCCCCTCTGGTTCAATCGTTCAGATATATTCAATGAGTTAATGGAAAAAATTAGACAACTAACAACAGAACTAACATTTAGATGTAACGCTAAATGTCCTGCTTGTCATCGTTGGAAACCTCTCCGTATCAACCTCAATGATGCACGTTATACAATCTCTTTAGATCGTTTTCAACAACTATTTAATCCTGAACTTCTCCAAAACTTAGAGTGGTTAGTATTAAATGGTAACTTTGGTGACTCTATAATGAATAAGCAGTTTCGTGAAATCATCTCCTATGTTAAATCTCAAGGAACCCGTTTATTAATTCATACTAATGGTGGTATACATTCAAAAGACTATTGGACTGATGTAGGCAATATCTTAACTGATCGTGATATTATTAACTTTGATTTAGACGGCTTACAAGATACACATCATATTTATCGAATCAATACCCAGTTTGATAAAGTATTAGAAAACGCTCAATCTGTGATTGCTACAACTCAGGCAAAAGTACATTGGAAATATATTGTATTCGAGCACAACAAACATCAAGTAGATGAAGCTCGTCAAATAGCAAAACAAACAGGGTTTACAACCTTTTCTACAGTTAAAACTTCTCGTGATGTGTTCGCTCCAAAAACTGGTTCTTTTGTACATTCAAAAAAGACAAAAGAGTATCAACAGGCAGAGCGAAAAATTCACTGTGTATGGGATGATTGGGGCAAATGGTATATCTCTCCTGAAGGGTTAGTATTTAGATGTTGTTGGACTGGCGGTCATTACTATGATCAACAAAACGATAAATTTTACTATCCTCCAGAGTTTGAACGATTATTTAACGGATTTGAAGTTCCCATTCAAAAAATTATATCGTACAATTATTGGAATAAACTTCAACAATTTCTACAAGGATATGATCGTTCTTTCAAACTTTGTAAATCTCAGTGTGGAAAAATTGTATCATCAATAGAAAAAACAGAAGAAAACTTAGAAACTGGTGAGAAGGCTGAAGTAGACGCTCGCAATCAGTGGGGAAACTAATGAAGACTATACGCAAAATTGGAAAGTTCAAATTTTTAAGATTCCCCAATCAGGGTATTCGCCGTAATGAGAAGATTAGAAAACTTGCCACCACAGGAAAATTAGGCTATCCTACTCTTGAAGCTCACATAAACAAAGAACGTTCGCTTGGGTATCCGATTAAATACTCTAAGCCAATCGGTTTTAAAAGGAAACGCAGATGAAAAAAGATGGACACACAGACGTAGCCTCTTCACGTCGTATGTGTAAAATGATAATTGAAGATGCTAATGACATTTTAGACTCATTACCTGCTTCAGAAGCAGCTTTGCCTACTTGGTGGACTAATAAACTAGCTAAATGTTCTGCTTATATTAATGGTGCTCGTGACTACCTTGTATATTCAGACTCTCCTATGGAAGAGACTAGAGAAGATGAAAATGAATCTGAGAACGATGACAATGATAGTGAAGTTTCTGAAAATGTATCCGAAGGACAAGTAAGTAAAGGCGATTATACTACACGTCACTTTGATATTTGTCCGTCAGCTCAAGCTCTTTATTCAGAGATTGAAGATAAAACTGAAATGGTGCATCTTGTAGTAGAGTCTATGATGCTCCATGATTTATTGTTCAAACTCGAAAAACAAGCGATTGCAATGGATAACGCAGATGAGGACATGGTTCGTAAAGCACAACACTACGCTGATATGATTATGGAACTTGCTGCTGAGATGAGACTTGACGAAGAACATGCTTATATTGAAGATGTTCACATGGCAAAAATTAAAGAACTAGCTGAAGATGATATGCTGCCTCCGTCTGCTAAGATGGTGAAATATGCCTCTTAAGCGTGGTAAGTCTCAAAAAACTATTTCAACTAATATTAAGGAGCTAATGAAAAAACCTTCAAAAGCTCGTGCTAAAGGCGTCCGGACTTTAGCCAAACGTATGGGTATCTCGCGTGAGGAAGCGCAACGTCGTCAAGCGGTAGCAATTGCTCTCCGTGCGGCTGGAAAACCTCTTCCAAAACGTAAGAAATAAAAATTGACATTATAATGTTAGTTTGTGATAATGAATCATAAACTTAACCCCTCAAGGAGAAAATATTATGGCTACTGTAGATAAACGTGGCATTGATAGCTACCCAGCGTCAATTACAGATATCCCTTCTTCCGCATTGACACAGGGCGGAAATGAAGTACATATGTACCCAGGTACATATACTGCACCTACTGGTGTAGTTGCTTCAGACTATGCTTATGTTGGCATGGGAGATAGAGATGAAATCATCGTTAGCGGTGATATGAGTTTTGCTGATGGTTCAACAGGCTCAATTGTATTCAAAAACATTACATTCCAAGGTTCTGCCGCAGCTGCTGCTGGTGGAACATCTTGTGTTTCTAAACTTGGAAATACAGCTGTAACATTAAGATTTGAAAATTGTGTATTCACTAATTCAGACTTTGGTGTTAACCAGCAAGCAAACTTAATCTCACACGCAGCTGCTGGTACTAACGGCGTTGAAATGTGGTATTGTGATGCTTCAGGTGTTGATCGTGCAATCGTATCAAACGCTAACTCAGAGATTAACTTCTCTGCATTAAACACAACATCAAATGCATACTACACAGTTGGTAATGACACCTTAAACGGTGACCCAGCTCACACAGTTACTGTACGTGCTTCCACATCTGGCGGCGCAAACAGCGGTAACATGACAGAAACAGTGCTTGCACTGATTTCCTAATCTAACTAAAGGAGACTAATCATGGCAATGATTTCAAAATCAGCTAAACAACCAATGGAAGGTGCTTCTTCCGCAACAGCTCCTTGGGGAGCCGCTGAAGGTGCTAAGAAAACTGGCAACGGTTCTGGTGGAGACGCCTGGGCTGCAGATATGCGCGCACCAAAGCATATGGGTAACTTCCGTAGCGGTGATACGACAGGTGGCCCTCGCGGTGCTATCTCTAAAGAAGTATCAGTCGCATCTGAAGACGTAACCAAAGGAATGGGCGGGCGTGTCATTAAAGACATGCAGTAAGGGAGTGATTTATGGCTAAAACACTATCTGGAGCTGAAGCGAGAAAAGGAGAGACCGTAAGAATTGGTGATAACCGTTATGGTCTCCGTGAAGAGTATGATCCTGCTGTAAAGCGTGAAACTCTTGAACACTATCGCTCAGGCGAAAACCTTACAATTAAAGAAGTGAAAAATCCACTGCTTCAATCAGTAAAAACGGTAAAAGGTTAATGATTGTTCCAGAGGTTTTTCAACGCTCTATGCCTAAGATAAAGAAACAAAAAAAGAAAGCTTTAAAAAAGCACGAAAAGGTTTCTTTAAAAGAAATTTACGGAAAAAAGTCTAAGTAAAGATTCCGTTAACATAAGAACTTTTATACGGGGCGCAGGAATAAAACTGCGCCCTACTTGTTTTTATAATCTGTTCTATAATCTTAGTTTGATTTACATCTACAGAGATAAAAACCATATCTTCATCAGATAAAAACGAATAGTCAAAGTCTTCACCAGCACAACAGTAAATAACTAGATTATTCTTAGCTGGAGTCTCATCAGTTACAATTTTGGCTAGTTTTGCGCGTTTTTCAGATATTTCAATCCCGTGATATTTGATGTGAGGAAATCTACGATGCATATCAAAAAGTGAGTAAGGATACAAACCACTTCCTACCAATACAATGTTTTTACAATCATTTAATTTATATTTATCTTTGTTATCAAGTATAGTTTTATAAATCCAAGATTGATCAAATTTTACTCTATATAAATGTGCTAAGTTATTCTGCAGCTGTGCGTCAAGAACAGTCTTAAATTCACCGTTAGCAATAGTGTCTTTCCATTTTTTTATTTTTTTCTTAAGAATGTCTTGTGTGTATTTTGAAGATTTCATTTGCTGAAGTTTTAGCTCCATCTATATTGAAAGTAAATTTTTTAGGTTTTGTCTTTAAAACCTCATTAAGGGTATCTGTGAGGTGATGAAATTCCTTATTATTTAAAACTTTAAAAAAACCGTGAGGCTCAAAAACATAGCAACGAACAAATTGTTCTAATTTCTGTCCGTCTTGTCTTGGAATAATAATCGTCGGAACACCACTTTTTAAAACTTCCATAGTAGTATTGTAGCCTCCATATGTAATTAATGCAGCACATGATTGAATTTTTTTACCCAAATCTGGAATGTACTCTACAAAAATCATATTATCTCTTACTGAAGAACCAGTTTTAATATATTTGTTTGCTACTGGCATTACAAATCGATAATCTGGAAAGTTTTTAGCTATTTTAGTAATTTCTTTGAAAAGTAACATACCTTCCTCTTTATTAAGTCCTGTAGATACGTATATAATATTATTTTTTTTCTTATGGGGTTTTAAAGAATCATCACACACATAACCTGTATATACTATTTTATCTTCTATGTCTTTAATAATATCATTTGAGTTTGCAAACCTAGTCCTGTCACTTTGTAAGGGCAGTATATTTGGATCTCCGTGAACTAGTATTTTTTCAGCATAGTATTTACATACTAGATTTTGTGTATAATTCACCCAGTCTTGAAGAGAGTTTTCGTGTGGATCATCCCAGGGAAAATCTCTAATAGATATTATTATTTTGATTCCGCGTTTTTTACACTCTTCAAAGTATTTAAA